GCCCCTTTCTTTGTATAATGTAAACATACGATTATTATTTTGATGCAACTAAGACCACACCAAACCAAAGCAGTTCAAGCAATGTTTCGCCACACCAAAGGACAAATCATTGTTCCTACTGGTGGCGGTAAGACAATGTGTATGATCAATGATGCTGAACAAAGATTCAGATCAGTTGATGTTCGTGCTATCGTGGTTGTTGCTCCTCGTATTCTACTTGCAAATCAACTATCAGCAGAGTTCTTAGAGTATATCACTGATGTTGATGTGATTCATGTTCATAGTGGAGAGACACATCACAACAGCACAACTAAAACCGACCAACTTGAATACTGGTATCACAACAGCACAGAGAATATTCTAATCTTTACAACATATCATTCACTACACAAAATACAAGAGAGTGATATTGAAGTTGATACTATCTATTTTGATGAGGCACATAATTCAGTTCAGAAAAACTTTTTCCCTGCTACTGAACATTTCTCTCATTTTGCTGAAAGATGTTATTACTTCACTGCTACACCAAAACATAGTCGTTCGCCTGTCAAGGCGGGTATGAACTGGCCAGAGTATGGTCAAGTGATATGTCAAGTGCCTGCTCCACAGTTAGTTAAGGAAGGTTACATTTTACCACCTAAAGTTGAAGTTTATCAATCAAGAATACTACATAAAGATGAGTTAGTTGCTGAGCGTGATTGCGAGCAGATGATTGACTCGATTGATAATATATGTAAGGATAAGGTATTGATATGTGCTAAGTCAACTAAACAAATCATTGCTCTACTATCTCAAACAGATTTTATTGAAGAGTTAGCAGAGCGTGGTTATTCATGGTTGACTATCACATCTAAAACTGGCGCTATTGTAGATGGCGAGAAGGTTGATAGAGAAGAGTTCTTTAATACTCTTAATGCTTGGGGTAGAGATACAACTAAAAAGTTTGTAGTTCTACATCATAGTATTCTATCTGAGGGTATCAATGTCAATGGGTTGGAAGCAGTTTTATTTCTAAGAAGTATGGACTACATAGGTATAAGTCAAACTATCGGGCGTGTAATACGTCTAGGCGACGCCACAAAGACGTTTGGTTTAGTTTGCATACCTGTCTATAGCAAAGTTGGAATTAGCACTGCTCGCAAAGTTGAAGCGGTTGTTGATACTGTATTCAACAAAGGTGAACCAGCAATCTCTATTGTAAATAATTAATTACATGAATTTATTAGTCGCTGGTAGAATTACTGGCTCTTGCTTGATTATTGTTGCATATTTTGTTATACTACATATATCAACACTCTATGGTGCAATTATTCACGTTATTGCTGATGTTATTTGTATGCCCTTTTACATCAAATATAAACAATATGATGTTGTAATTATGTTATGTTTTCTAGCGACAATAGCAATTAGTAAAATTACTATCTTACTACAATGAAAGACCAAGCCTCAGTTGGGGAAGAAACACCAGCTATCAAATATGATAGAGCATTATCTCTATTCACAGAGTCAGTATTAAAACCAGACCACGATTTGCGTGGTTGTGCTCATAATCAAGGTTGTTATGAACAACTCATGGAAATAAGACAACACGTTTTAGATTATCTTAAAACTTTAAAAGAAGTTACGCATCACACAAATGCTGATGAGAGTGATGAGATAGAAACTGAGAAATTAATTGAAACTAAAAGAGTTTATACTGAGAAGGAGTATTGGGAAGGCAAAGTGCCAGACTCAGCATTTGAAGGTTACTTGCAAATGTATGGTTATGAGTACACACCTATGCCAGAAAAGAAAGTGTCACAAAGGGCTCGCCATTCTGACTTAGATGCTCTATAATGAAAATGGGAAACAAAATCATATTAGTTCCGAACTCGAGCGACAGCACTGCTAGTTTAGTAGTTAGTAGGGATTCACATGATTTTTGTTTCTCGCACCCTATTATACATAATCATGGATAAAACCAAAGAAGAGTGTATTACTCTAATTGAAAACTATTACTGTCAGAGATTAACTGAATTAGTAGATTTAAAGATGTATGATGAAGCACACGCCATCTTTGAGGAATTTTCACTTGGCGATGATGAATCATATCAATGGTTTTTTATTAAAATTTTGGAAGATACAACAAACGAATGAAAACTGCATTGATTACTGGTGGTGCTGGATTTATAGCACACCACTTGATTGCCCGTATTTTAATTCAAACAGATTGGAATATAGTCACACTTGATAGACTTGATTATAGTGGTAATCTCAATCGTCTCAATGATATTTTATTACATGAGTGTTCGCCGAATGAGAGAAAGAGAGTTAAGGTAGTATTTCATGATTTGAAGGCAGAATTAAATCCACTCGTAAGACGTGAGATTGGTAAGGTAGATTATATTTTACATCTTGCTGCTGGTTCTCATGTAGATAGAAGTATTGATTATCCAATGGAATTTGTGATGGATAATGTAGTGGGAACTTGTAATATATTAGACTTTGCGAGATCACTCGACCACCTCGAAAGATTCTTATATTTTAGTACTGATGAGGTATTTGGGCCAGCTCCTGATGGTATCAAGTATGAAGAGAATGATAGATATAATTCTACAAATCCATATAGTGCTACCAAGGCAGGCGGAGAAGAGTTAGCAGTTGCCTACGAGAATACATATCAGTTACCAGTTTATATAACTCACACTATGAATGTATTTGGCGAGAGACAACACCCAGAAAAGTATATTCCAATGTGTATTCGTAGAATACGAGACGGCGAGAAAGTCACTATCCATAGTGACAGCACGAGAACTATTCCTGGCTCAAGACACTATATACACGCTGATGATGTTGCGAGTGCTGTATTGTTTCTACTTAATTACAAAGGTAAATTTGAGAAAACATGGGGCAATGCTAAATGCCCTAAGTTTAATGTTGTAGGTGCTGAAGAGTTAGATAATCTAAAACTTGCTCAGATAATTGCTCAAGCACAAGATAAGAAATTAAAATATGAAATGGTTGACTTTCATTCATCGAGGCCAGGCCATGACTTACGTTATGCACTAGACGGCAGTAAGATGCGAGATTTAGGGTGGACACCTGATGCTACTGTAGTTGAGAGACTACGAGATGTTACAAAGTGGACACTACAAAATGAGCGTTGGTTATAATCCACAAGTCAACGATTATGTAGTATGGACTACCGCCATGGGGCAAGTCCATCAAGGTTGGGTATATTTTGTTGCCGATAAATCTGAACAGAAAAAAGGTTGGCAAACACCTACGAGATATATCTCTATCGAGATTGCTACCAAACCTCGAAAACAATGTGACTTGACTACATTTCTACATAAACGTATTCATGTATGTCTATGTTGTTTTGAGCAAAATTGGAATGAATTAGAATTAATCAAAAAAAGAAAGAGTAAATATGATGACACTATAATATGGGAATCGGTGAAATCAAGGTGATAATGTGCCAGTTATATTAGTGTCCACATTTTGTTGATTTGTTGCCATAATGGATTAATATAGAGTCATACCACCAAAGGCGATTTATGCCACTCTACACTTCCTATTCTGAAGAGACACAAACTCAAATCGAAGAGTTCTTAGAGAATACATTCGGTTGGGACGAAGATGAACTTGTTGATTTTATTGAAGAGCACGGCGAAGAGAACTTCAAATTATATTTTGAAGAGTATGCCGATATGGTAGATGACATTGGAATAGATGTTGTTTTAGCATATCTAGAGAATTTTGATATTTCTGACGTATCAAGTTGCCGTGATTCTTATCAAGGTAAATATGAGAGTGGCGCTGAGTTCGCTCAATCAATAGCAGAGGATTGCGGCGAAGTTGGTAGTAATTCAAGTTGGATAGAGATAGATTGGAAAGCAAGTTGGGATAATTTAAGTTTTGATTATTTTGAATCTGATGATGGACACATCTTTAGCAATTACTAAACTACTTCATAAAGAGGCACACTATCGGTAGATTTCTAAACTCTACCGATTATAATAACATACATAAGGGCAAACAGTATCGTATCGGTTAAGTCCACTCTGCTGTTGTAAGTCCTCTGC